CAGTTGAGAAACTTGCCCTGTGATAGAACATATCAACAGACCAAGGGATTCCCCGGTAAACCTCTTGACAACTATTGGTCATTAGATTTGACTAATGCAACAGACCGATTCCCTTTGGGGTTTCAGAAAGTTGTTATTAGTGAAATATTTGGTGACCAATACTCAGAAGCTTGAGCAAGAGTAATGGTTTCACAACCATTCTCTAACCCTTGAGGTGAACCTGCTATTTATGCAGCAGGTCAACCAATGGGTGCCTACAGCTCCTGAGCGGTTTTCACAATTTCTCACCATGTCCTAATCCACATCGCCGGAAGACGGTGTGGTATACCCTCCGTTGATCCTTATTATCAGATCCTCGGTGATGATATTGTGATTTCTCATGATGCTCTTGCAAAGGAGTACCAGAGATTAATCAAGGAATTGGGAGTTTCCATTTCCCAACCCAAGACTCACATATCTAAAGACATGTTTGAATTTGCGAAGCGCTGATATCTGCGGGGCAACGAAGTATCAGGAATCCCCATAAAAGGATTCTTGACGGCAAGTACCGCCTGGTGGCAACTTCTTCCAGAGATGGATGAAGCTCTTAACCGGGTGGGACGAACCAATGAACTAGTGGCCCCCAGAGTCTTCTCAAGTCTTCTAAGGATGCAAGGGATGCCGTCTCGCTATGCGAGACGTCTCTATGAGACATCGGTACTACTAACCTCCGAAGAGGAACGTAGAGTCCGGTGGGCTATTTTCCGACAAAGAAATAGCGTTTTTCTCACAGGGAGTTGCAATTGATCAGAAGAAAGATTTAACTCTTTCTTAAGACAAAGCATAGCAACCCTTTGGGCTGCATCCTTAGAGGAAGACCTTAAGGCTCTCCGTGATACTCAGAAGAAACTTCAAGAAATAATGAAGGATCTTCCGGGTCCCGGAGGTACCTCACTGTCTTCTCACCCCGAGCGATGGAGAAATTCTATTGCTCCCATAGCAGTAGTTACTCCACTCTATAAGGAAGCCAAGGATAAAATCCAAGGTCTTAAAGAGAGGGATTATACAGATGAAGAAGTTATCCGTATGGCCCGCGCTCCCTTGATATTAGATCCAACCTCTCTATTGCATGAGAGGAGAAAAGATATCAAGGCCCGATCC